CCGTAAATGGAAGTTACGTTGACTATGTTTGGGTTTGCCATAATTAGTATCCAAAGATCATCGCCATTGCGATACTTTTGCCAGTTGTAATGCCGCCACCGCTGCCATTAGATGCGGCTGTGATACGCCCATAAGCGTCAACCGTAATGTTTGCGCTTGTGTAACTGGCGGCAGTCACGGCAGTGGTGTTCAGCGCAATTGTGCCGCTGGTAGTAATTGTTCCGCCGGTCAATCCTGTTCCTGCGGTAATTGACGTTACTGTACCTGACCCGCTGCCAGCCGCTACCCAAGACGCCGTGGTGCCGTCAGAAGTTAAAACATACCCATTTGCGCCAATAGCCAAGCGGGTTGCACTGTTTGTGCCGTTGCCAATAATCAAATCGCCCGTGTTAGTGACCGGCGACAAAGCATTAAAGGCCGCGCTGGCTGTCGTTTGGCCCGTGCCACCGTTGGCAACTGGAAGCGCCGTGCCTGAATAGGTAATCGCTAACGTGCCTGAAGTGGTGATGGGCGAACCGGCGATAGACAAGAAAGCAGGAACGCTTGCAGCCACCGAAGTAACCGTGCCAGTAGAGTTAACTGTCTGGTTGGGCCAAGTGCCCGTGATAGTTACGTTGGTGCCTGCTACAAGGGCTGGAATGGCTGTGCCAGTGCCACCGTTAGCAACATCTAAAAGGCCAGAAAACGAATGATTGGCATTCCACGCCGCAGCCCCTTCGGCAGTAAAGCTACCGTCCGCTGCTGTGCTGTGGTTGATGGATAGCGTCATGCTAAGAAGCGCAGTTTATAAAGCGTGGTCAAGTACAACTCAACAATGTTGTCAATTAATTGCTGTATCGCCGAGTCAGATTTGTCGCAGACCTCGTAGCGGTTTTTTTCAATCTCATCAAGCTGGGCCTGCAAGAACTCAATAATGTTTGTAGTCTTTTTAGCCGCTGGAATGGCGATAGGGCCAATTAAACCGTGACGGCCTTGGTAGGCTTCGGCAAAAGCATCAGCGTGGTCAATGACGCTATCGTAAAACGTTTGCAAGGCCACGTGCTTGGAATAGCTGCGAGTGTTCAAGTGGACGCTGTGGGCCACATTGCGGCCTAAGAACAGTAGCCCCATTAATTGCGCGGCGGTCATTGTGGTTGCTCCATTGGAAGCATAGGTTGTGGCGTTTCAGGCATACCCTCCATGCCCACGTCCATCTGCTGTTCTGGCATCTCAGGAATACCGCCAATCTGGCCGTTAGATTCCATTGCAGCCGCTACCACACCCATAGCAATGTCTTGAATCTGCTGCTCGTTCATACCGGCTTGTGTAGCGGTTATGCGCTGTGTTTCAGCTTGATAAGCCTTAATTTCAGCCTCGTAATCTTTGCGCCGTTGTTCTTGCATTTCAATGGACTTGCCGACGTTTTGGATCATCTGGTGCATTTGCTCCATCTCTTGACCCATCGCCTGTATTTGTTGCTCGGCTGCTTGCAACTCTGGTGGCTTGTCGCCATCTTCCATAAGTTTGGGGTCAATAGTTTTAGCGAAACGCTTTGCCATCTCTTGGGCACCAGGCCAATCCATGTTCTTGACAAACAGGTCACCGGCCACTTGCCATAGCTGCGGGTTACCCTGCAACAATTGGCCCATTGCTTCCAGCGCCTCTTGGCGCTTGGTCGCGTAGCCTGGGCCAGTGGTAGCCACCACATCGTACTTGCCCACGCCAGGGTTGTAAATCTTGTCAATCACGATCCCGTTCTGATCCATGATCTTCTTGACCGGCTCTTGCTGCATCGGGTCAATTTTGACCATGCTGGTCTCGCCATCTTCACCAATGATGCGGGCAATGCGCTGGGTGTCGTAGATTTTGGGGATTAGGTCAATCAATTGACGGGTCAGATACCGCACGCCACGGGCCAAGTTGTCACCGTAATGGTACGTTCCGACATCACCCTCGCGCTGGCGGGCCAAAATGGCTTTGCCGCTGCGTTCGTTGGAAGTCATGCCCAAAGATGCGTTGTACTGGCCGGTGGATGCTTTGATGTCTTCAGAAGCCCCAGATTTGGCCTGTAATAGCCCGCTGGAAGCCATTGGCGGCTGCGCCCGCTGGGGTAGTGGCAGCGTAGCGCCCGCGCCGTCTGTAACGTCTGGATTGACCTCCAAATACGGCCAGTTGGTTGTGTTGGCGGTCTTCCATTGGTTCTCGTAGCCCTCAAACTGACCGCCGTAGCCGATAAACGGTGCTTTTGGAGCCAAAGCCAGCATCTCAGCCTCTTGGGACACCCAATAGTTGTACATCCGCTGGGCATCTTTGGCGTTTCGCACCAAGCCAGACACATACAGACGACCGTCAACCTCAAATTCGTTGCCCACAATGCGGACAATGGGGATGTATTTGCCTGCCCACTCGCGTTCTTCCAAGATTTCGTAGCCGTTTATCTTGCAATACTTGATGCGTGGCCGGTCAGACTGCCGAGTTTTCTTGGGCGCGCCGTACATAGCCCGCAATTGCTTGTCTTCGGGCGTTCCCTCAAAGGCCGTGGCGTTGCCAGGGTACAAATTGAGCGTGCCCTTGTCGTAATCGACGTAGTAGTAGTCAGCAATCCGGATCGTGTCCTCATTGAGCCACTGCGACAGGTTTTGATCGCCCACACCCAGCGTTTGCAGGGTGGTGATAGGTGCTGAGTCGGGGTACATCCGCTGGTAATCAGCTTTTGAGATGTCCTCGGTCACAAAACACCACTTGGCGTCCGCGCCGCACGGGTCTTGGATGGTTGGGTCCATGTACACCGAGAAAGAGTTGCGAACTCGGCCAATTTTGATGTCTTGGTCAAAGGTATTGTCGTCGCAATACTCGGTCAGGATTCGGATGTAACCTTCGCCGTAGGAGACTTGGTTTTCGCAGGCGGTGTCGTAAGCGACATCTGCATCCGAGATGTATTCAATATGCCTGACCATGCCGTTGAAGACTTCGGCAACGTCAATATCGGCCTTGTCGTCGGCTGGAATAACTTTGCCTGTTGGGCGGTTTTGTCGTTGGTCATTGGTGACTTGCCGTACGTGCTGCGGCAGTTTGTTGATTGTGAGGCACGGGCGGGCGTTAATGGTCTGCCCTTGCACCGCGCCGCGAGTCGCCAGCACATCGGCGGGCCACTGCCAGTGATTGTCTGGGCTTCCGGCGTAGAACTTTAAGTCGTCGATCTCATCTTCACGGGACTCAGACAGCGCCGAAATCGCCATATCCAAACGGCTGCGGGCGGTTGCCAGTACGTTGGAGTCGTCGTCCTTCTTACCGCCGCCATTGGCGACGTTGCCTACCGCCACCATGCCGGTGTAATCAGCCATTATTTCTTACCCTTTGGGGCTGGCGCGCTGCGCTTGACTGCATAAGCAATCGCCACGGCCTGTTTGACGGGTGTGCCCGCTTTGACTTCCGCCTTTACATTTTCACGAAAGGCTTTGGGCGAAGATGATTTGACGAGTGGCATATTAAGACCCCATCCATGAAGTGTGCATTGCGCCGTCTTGAGCGTTATAGCGGCGGGTGGGCTCAGTATACTCGCGGTGAGCTACAGGAAAAGCAAACGTTACGCATATAGCGTCCGCTGCGTCTGGTGATGCCAAGCCCCGTGCTTTCATTTCTTTCTTGCTCTCCAAGAAGATTGTTCCACGTGAATCAGGCTTCATCTTAGGCGAAATCAAATCCGTCTTTAAGAACCTGTCGGTCGGGATACTAGCAGATTTTAGCCATTCCCTCATCTCACCCCACATCTGGGCGCGCATATTTCCGTACATTATCGGGTTTTTGGCCTTATTTCCAAAGTTCACGCCCTTAATCTTGTACCGCTGCTCTTTGAGCCTGTCCACAATCCCAGCCCCCAGCCCGCCCTCGTCAATCACCACCAGGGTCGGCTTGTACTCTTCAATCGCGTCGATCACATACCCCACCACCGTCATCGTGTCGTCGCCCCGATGCCGCGTTATGTTAACAATATCCCGCCCCTGGCGCACGGCGATGACTGTCGCGTCCGCGCCGTAGCGCGCCGGATCGACGCCGATGATGATGGGCGCGGACAAGTCCTTGTACCGCTCCCGCTTCATGGCCTCGTCCACTATGTCCGAGCCGATGAACTGATCGTCCCCTGCGCTTGGGAACATTCCGTAGACCTCGACGTGCGCCTGGCTGGAGTCTGGCCCGTATTCTTGGATGATCCGCTCATAGACCTGTTTGTCCGTACCCTCTACCGTGCGCGCATCCACCACCTTGGTTTTCCAAAACGCCCGCTTGGAGTTGAACGCTTCGTAGAAGTACCCCGTGTTGCGGCGCGGGTTGGAGAACGCCAGCCAGAAGCGGTTGGGCGTGTTCTCCGTAAAGAACCCGCTTGTCACCGCCCAGATCGTGTCGTCAATACCGGACGCCTCGTCGAACACCACCAGCACCCCGTCGTAGTTATGCACACCCGCGTATGCGTCGGGGTTTTCCGCTGACCACAACCGCCCCTCGACGCCCCAGTACCTGGTGCCCTTCTTCAAGTCCCGCTCGACCAGTTCGGTCAACCACTTGGCAGGCATCACCCGCGTGGCGCTGACTTCAAACCAGTGCGAGTTGATCGCCATCGCCAGCCACTTGGTAATCTCAGCCCAGGTGATACTTCTGAGCTGGCTCTCGGAGTTGGCCGAGATGATGGTTGTCGAGCCGATGCGGGTTGCCAGCATCCAGATCGTGATCCAACTGACCAGGGCCGACTTGCCGATACCGCGCCCAGATGAGATGGCCGATTGCAGCACGGCGTAGTCCAACTGGCCTTTGTTTGCTTCGATATGCTCGGCGATGTCTTGCAGCACCTCGCGCTGCCACTTGCGCGGCCCCTTGAAGTTCTCCAGCGGCGTGCCCTTGACGCCCCACGGGAATACCAACGCTACAAAATTAAGCGGGTTGTCCTTGATGCGCGGCGTCCACAGACGCGCCATCAGGGCTTGTTCATCTTCAGCGCTGTATTTGGTTGACTGCATCAACAACCTCAATGACGCGCATCTCTGCCTCTTGCAGTGCCTGCGTGATGGATATGCGCTGGTCGATGTCCACCGTGATGGACTGCTTGGCGACCCAGCCGTGCTGATGCTTGAGTATCTCAAGCGCCGCCTTGGCATCACCCTCGCGGGCTGCCTTGTGCAGGATGTCGGCCATTTCGCGCTCGCCGTCGGCTTTGCCCTTGATCGCGGCCATCTCGGCCAGTGCGTCAAATTGGCATAGGTGCCGGTACTCTTCAGGCCGCATCCCCGAGGCCAGCGCCAGCGTGTCGCCTTTGAGCCCCAGCTTGGCAGCGTCGTATATCGCCTGCAAGCGCGATTCAGTCGCTTGGACGTGTCGGACAGTGAGCGGCAGTGACTTGAACATTTGTTCTCCTGCGCCGATGAGGCGTGTGCGTGGATTTTATATTAAAAAAATTTTGTTTGTGGCCCCTCCGTTTACGTTGGCCCAATCGCTCGGCCCTACCCCTCCCCCCTCAGCCAAAAACCTACACAAAATGGCAAGCAATTCCTATTCAAAAAAGCAATGGTAATGCTAGTCAGAATGGCAAGTGTTTAGCGCCTTGGTGGTGTGGGCATTGTGGGCTATGCCTAACGATGTGGGCTTGGGGCTGGACAGCAAGGCCATGCAAGCCTTGCAATGTGTAGGCTATGTGGGCATAGCCAATGCAAGTAGGATAGTTCCGTAAACCATGCGCGGAGGTTTTTGCGCGGAGCTTGCAGCGTTCGCGGAAATGTAGGTCACGTAAGTCATTTTTTTCGACTTTGCAGTTAGCTCAAGCTCCAAGCGTAATTTTACGCTCCCTATACATTGCGCCCATACATACCGTAATATTACGATTTTCATTTTGCAAATATAGTTATCTACCAACATAGCCAATAAGTGAATTTCCCCTATGAGAACCGCAAAAAAGCACTACCTAAAACAACGCCGAACAGCAACACACACCACACCAGACATTTTTACGCTACAATGTAATTTTACGGAGAACACACTATGCCCTCAAAACACCCCCTCATGCCCGCTATCTATTGCGCAACCCGCGACTACTTAGAATCCGCGCTTGCTATCTACGAAGTGCGCGGTTTTCTAACGCATAACCAAACCATTGCTATCCTTGCAACATGGCGGCCTGCAACTTTTGCGCTTGAGCAGCGCACACCAAAGAGCACGGTTTACCTATCAATTGACGGAGCGCCTACCTACATCGTGAACAACCGTTCGAAGGTGTCGCAAGTGTGACAGACAGTGCAATAAAATCCCTTACACTATCAACCGTGGCGACCTTGCCACTTAGTAAACTGGAGTACACCATGAAATTGAAATTTAATCTCTACGGCTTTATCGTGTGTTTTGAAGCCGTTAACGATGGTCAAGGCGGCTATTTCTCCCGCATGAGGTTTGACACCAAGGCGGCGGCTTTGCGCTGGGTTCGTGAGAACCCTGAAATGCGCGGAGTGTGTGCTGAGTGTCAAGTCTGAGGGGCGCGCTATGAAAATCAAACCCGACCACTTAGCACACCTAAGCGCGGCGCTGTCTAAGATTGACACTGACTTCCACCGTGCGCGCTATGCAGCCGCCGGGCTGTCCACACGGCGCTATCAATGGGACGCAGTGCGCGCCGCCGGGCTCATGCCTTGGTTATGCGACACGCTCTACACCTATTTGAATGATGATCACATCCAAACCGCGTTGAACCGCATAGTCAAACCACTGGAGAATTGAACCATGATTAAATTTAGATGGGAAAAAACAGCCTACGGCTATAGCGCTTGGGCTAAAAAACCCGGATCAAGCGCGTATGTGTATTTCGGGCATTTTCGGACTAAAAAAGCAGCGTTAGAACAATACGACGCGGAGCAGTGCAATTACGCTTAATTAGTACACCCTGCAAGCCCTGCGCGCCAGGGTTTGCGGGTTTGCACTATTGCAAACCTTAATTCACTACAGTAAAGGTACATCATGCAACGCATTACACGCAAAGAACTAGACGGTTCAATTAATTACTTAAACCGCATTACAAGCAACGCCGCCGAACCTTACCGCAAAGAGGGCGACAAATGGATTGCCAATATTGGGAATTTTCACATTAGCGGCGCTTATGGCGGGTTTGCCCTGCACCAAATGGGCAATGAAGACGGCGGTATACGAGACATTTTCCAGCAAGGCCATATGCCCATGCGCGAACTGTATAACCTAGTCTACGCTTACGCTAAAGGTATCGTGTTCGCCCGTGAAGAGGTGGCAGCATGAAAGCAGGCCAATACATCCACATTAGCCTATACGGGCGACTTGAGCGCGTGCGCATTCTGGCTGTCCACCGCGCTGGCACTATCGACGTGCAGCGCAGCGATGGCGCGTGCTACCGGGTGAGCGGACTATCCATGGCCAAGGGGGCCGCCGCATGAACGCTTATAAAAACCCGTGGTACAGACCGCAAAATCCCATGTCCGGCCCCGAAAATTATTCAACGGACGCAAAGCCCGTTTTATACCGCGATTATTTAATTTATCAACGCATCGCCGGGCATGTTTGGGACGTGGTGAAAGACGGCGCATGTATCACTCAATTAGCGGGCCTGAACGGTGCAAAAAGAGCTATTGATGAATTACGGGCGACCGCGTGATGCATCCCCTCTTTGAAGCCATCTTGCGGCCTTACATGCCGCCAGAGCCCAAGCTACCAAGCCCAAGCCCTGAAGCCATCGACGCGGCCATGCTGGCCGATAAGCTGGCCGACGGGTATTTTCAACGCAAAATCGACAATGCAATAAACCTGGAGTTACGCTATGCAAACCCTGAAAATTGAATCCACCACTTATAAGCTGGCGTCACTGGAGCGCGTGTTTGAAGTGCAATCCCTGGCCGCTAAGATTACCGGCAAGCACAAGCCGGTGCGGCCAAAGGCACCCAAGCGCACTTTCCCGCGCTTCGGTGAGAGTCTATCGACGCACGCCTACGTGCGCGACTATTACACTATGAATGCCTTGGGCGAGACAAACCACTTTGCGCCACTGTCCACGCATATCAGCGTGCCCCAGGGCGTCGATAGCATGGAGGTCGAACAATGAACCGCCAGCACTATAAACCCGAACCAGTAGCGCGCCCTTGGGCTGGCGCGCTGCTGGCTGTCACTATTGGCCTGGCCCTGGCCGCTATCCTATTGGAGTATTTATGAACGACGAAAATTTTGAAGAGGCGCATTACATCGCGCGGATAAACCACTTGGAGGACGTGCTGCGCGCGCTGCTGGATGATGATAACGAAAAAACCCGCGCGGATGCCGAGCGGGCCTTGTGCTCATAATCGCAGCGGCCCTAGTGGCCGCGATCTTGGCGATCCTGTTCGATCTAGACTAGGCCCCCTCGGGGGCTTTTTCTATGGCGCGGCGTAGGTCGGACTTGTTACTCTTCGCCATCTCAGGCGCGCAAAAAATATGCTTTTTGGTCTGATACTCGCGCGAGGCCAAGCGGCCCATATCCACCCATCCGGCCTCTTTCAGCGCGTGCATAAGCGCTGGGGGAACGATCTTTATCCCCGCTGGCGCGTATAGCTGCAACTCATCGCAGATCGCGTAGAAGGGCGCGCCGACCACGCCACTGGAGAATGCACGCTGGCGGGCCTTGATCAGGTTGACCAGGAACGATTCCGCGCCGCTCATGCCATGCTCGACCATGATGGCCTTGGCCTCGGTCATCGGGGGCGCTGCGTTTGGATTCCACGCGGACACGTCACGCGAGTGCAAGTAAGCCGCCACCGCTGCAAAGCCGCCCCGATTTTCGTACCAATTCCAAAGGGCTACGGCCTCTGCTTCGGGCAGCTTACCGGCCTCCGACCATAGGACAAACCAGCGCCGGTCTTCGCTGGGGAGACTGATCGCCACGCGCTCATTGGAGAATGCCACCACGAACACGCGGTTCAAAGCATAGTAGGGATGCAAGCCCTTGCGGTTGACCATCAGCAATTCAGGGGGCGCTGCGATGATAGGCTTCAAAGTGTTTTCAAGGGCGCGCCGGTCTTTTGCTTCTGCTTGGCGCAACTCTGCTATCTCCATCACTTCGCATTCAAGGGCGTAGCCCCACTGCGAATTGAGGTCTTCATTCTTGACCAAGGAGCAATTGGCCTTGGCCTTGCCGCCAATGGCCCAAAAGAACGGAGCGAACAGGGTATCTTTCCCTGACCCATGATTGCCGCCTAGCAGGATCGCATGGTTGATCTTGTGGCTGGGGAATTGCACCTTATGGGCCAGGGCGTTAAGCAAATGCTCGCGCTCGAATTCAATGGGCACCATGCGCTCGACATGGCGCAGCCACGCGGACACGTCACCGGCCACCGGCTCGGGCCGGGCGTCGCGCCAGCGGTTGCCGTAGACCAAGCCCTCACGCGCCACCAGCACCGATTCGCCTGCTGCGTAGGTGATACCTACGAGCGCCCTTGCGCCCTTGTCCTGGCGATATTCGTCAAAGGAATTGGACGCCTCGATCTTGGGGTGCTTGCCATGGCGCGACTTGCAGTTGATATGCCGGAACAAGGCGTTGAAGGTCTTGCGCATCACCTCGCGCCGGTCTTGCATATCAAAATATGCGTCATCGTTCTGTATATACGCAAACCGTTCGAACCAGCCGGACATCTCCACGCGGCCCAATTCGCGATGCTCGACCTCGGCGATGACTGTGGCCGCGTCGTCTGGGTACTCGACTGTCGGGGTCAGCTTGGCAAGGGTGTTTTCCATCACTGCGGCCAGCAACTCGTCACGCAGGCCGTGCGAGCGCTTAGGCCCACCCTGCTCTTCCACCCAGGCCAAATAGGCCACGCTATCCCACTCGGAGCAATGCTCATGCAGGCAGCAATAGGCGCGGTTTACGGGGTGATACCGGCCCATCGGGTTGCCGTCGCTATGCTCGGCGCTGTTCGGGCAAACGATGCCCCACCAGCCGCTGCTGTTGCCCTTCTCCAGCAAGTCACCACGCGCTGCCGTCCACGCCAGCACGTCGTCGCCGCCGTCGTCTGTGAGCCGGATCGGGCGCACTGTGGCCGTGTCGGCTGGGTTGGGGGTGACGCCCAAGGCGGTGCATATCTCGGCAAGGCTGAACTCCCGCTCTGGGTGAAACTCGACCAAAGCAGACGCAAAGCGGTCGCGGCCAGGCTTGAGGTTGATCGACCCCGGCAGTCTGAAATTACGCACGGGATTGATTGCGCCGCCGTCGGTGTAGCCTGCTTCTGCAATGGCGACAATGGCCGCGCTGAATTCGCCCTTCATGGGCTGATCGTCAAGGGCGAAAGTGTAGCCGTACTGGTAGTTATTGGGTGATGTCTCCATGATCCACGTCGGCTCAATGGGCGGCACCTTGGCCTTGGTGCCCACGTCGTCCAGCACCAGGAAGGCCACCCGCTCGCAGGCGTCGGCCTTGGCTGCGGGTTTGCCCTCGTCGAATCGGTCAATGATGAAGCAGCCGGTGTTGCAATACCACGCTTGGTCGGGCTTCCACTTCTTAGGCAGGAACGCAGGCCATGCGCACTTAATTGCACCATCGGCGTGATACTGCACCTCGCCGTCTTTAAGAATGGGCTTTTGCCGCACGAACAAAATAACCTCGCCCTCGGGAGCGATCTCTTCCAAGTAGCTTAAAAAATTCACAGACATATTAGCCCTTTCCATAACGAGTCATAACTTCAACTTCAGCGTCTAGGGGTAAACCCTTAGCCCAATCGGGCGGGGTACACATGACCAAGCGCAGCGCCTCGGGGTCGGGCGTTGCGGTTTCGATCACAATTTCATCGTGGACGTGCAGCACCACGTCATCAAGCTGGCGCAGCGAATGGCGCAGCAAATCATTAGCCACGGCTTGGGTGATGTTCTCGCAGGCCAGCCCCTTCCATAGGCGCGCGCGCGGCCACTCCTTGGCATCAGCGGCGGGTTTCCATGAGGCTTTGGCGTAAGTCACACCTTCGGATTCCAATCGGGCGTATGGGTAGCACAGGATGCGGCCAGAGGGCAGCACATACCATAAGTGCAGGCCGTCGAACAGGTAAGTCACCCGACCGGCGCTGAACTCTTTGCCTTTGTTTCGCATCGCTCGGGTGTACGCTGATTCTAGGTCTTGCCAGTACGGAACAGACCAAGGGTTTGCCCTACGCCAAGCATCAACCATGCGCCGCGCATCGGACTCCGGCAGCGCCACGCCGTAGACGCGGCCCATCGCTGCAAAGGCACCGACGCCACCGGCAAAGCCGCAGGCCAACTCCTGCACCTTGCCGATTTGGCGCTGGTCTTTGTTGACCGCAGCCACTGACACGCCAAACGTCGCAGAGGCGTTGACCTTGTACACGTCTTCGCCTGACGCAAAGATCGCCAGCTTGTCGTCGCCCCTGCCGGACAACCAAGGGTTTACCCTAGCTTCAATGGCCGACCAATCGGCAACGACTAGGTATTTACCCTTACTAGGTACAAGGGCGGGCCTGAGCATTCCTCTGAGGACATCGGTGACTCGCTCTGCGTACTTGGGGACGATGGCGTGACCCCTGACCATAGCTGTTCGTACGGCGTCGGGTTCTTGAGCGCACTTGCGGGTAAAGTTGTGGACTTGTGCTCCATAAGACGAAGCGCGTCCAGTAGCGCTGCCGCCTGCAAACACAAAAGCGCCTCGGACTCGGCCATCTTCTTCATCTGATAGCTGTGCAAGGCGGCTGAACTTCGCAACCGAGGACGCCCAAAGGTCGTCGGCGCATTGGATGACTTCTTGAACGTCATAAGGTACCTCATCAGGGTCTCCCATCTTGAGCAAGTTAAATCGTACAGTCTTGTCGATGGAGTATTTGCCGTCCTTCTCCATCAGCTTTTTGGCCTGCGGGCCGACACGGGCCAGCACCCACTCGCGCATCTTAGGGGAGCGCACGCTGGTGATCTCGCCGTTGGTAACCTCGGCCACGATAGTTTGAATCTCGGCCAACTCAGCGCTGGCGTACTTGACCGCAGCATGGCACAAGGGCACGTCTACCAGCACGCCACGGTCGTTGATACGCTCGTTGACATGGTAGTCCTGCAACTCCTGCGCTGACAGTGGCCGCATGGCCTTGCTGATAGCGCGCATGGCCCGTACATCTTGCTCACAGTAGGCCACCATCTCGGCGGTCAACTCGGGCGACTCCTCGTAAGGCGGCACGCTCATCTTGCGGATTAGCTGGGCACCACGGTGGTCTTTCTTCATGGACGCGCCAGCGAAGCGGCCAACGTCCTCAAGTGAGCCAGGCGCGCAATTGGCGCGGGCCTGCGCTGCGGTGCAGACGAATTGCTCAAGGGCAAAGTTGATCTGCAACACGTACCAAAAAATTAGGCGCTCGAAGGCGGCGTTGTGGGCGTAGATGTCGCCAGTCCATGCGCGCACCCGCTCGGGGAGCGGCTGCTCGGGCAGCCAAGTCTGTACGTCTTCATCGCCAAAGGCGTAGGACATACACAGCACCTCGGTACTGGCATCCTGACAATAGTTATAGACCCCCCGCGATTTCAAATCAACGTGCGATCTACTTTCAAAATCAATCCACAAAACATTAGGCATACATATGCCCGTCTCGATATTTGGCCGCAGTGTGCCGGTCAACACTGTACTTGACGGCTACGTCTTTTAGCCGCATACCGCCGCGCAAATCGTTTTGAAGCGCCAGCATCTGTTCTTTGC